ATATCGTCTTTATTTTCCCGAGGCTGACATTTCAACCATCCAGTCGCTGACTGTTGATGATGCCAAAGCTTTTTATAAAAAGTATTTCTGGCAGGCAAACAGATACGACCGAATTAAAAATTCCGACATTGCAATCAAAGTTTTTGACGCTTGTATAAACACAGGCCCGCATCAGGCGCATCTGTGTTTGCAGCGTGCTCTTAATTGTGTGGGATTTAAGCTTGCTGTTGATGGGGCGCTCGGCCCGGCGACTTTGGAAGCACTCAATAGAACAGAAAGCCCCGAATGGAACTTTGCCATTCTTTGTGCATATCGTTCGGAGCTTGCGGGTTACTACCGTTTGTTGGTTGAACGTAAGCCTGAAAATAAAAAGTTTTTGGATGGCTGGATAGTGAGGGCTTATAAATAATGGTTGATATCATAGACACTGCAACTGATGACATCATTCTTGCGCAAGAAGCCTGCCTTCGCGGCATTAGGCGCAAAGCGGCAGCACCAGCTTCAATTAAACCTGTATCCAGCCAAAAATGTATCATCTGCGGGACTTCTATACCCGTAGAACGTCAGCAAGCTATCCCTGGCTGCTGTCTTTGTGTTGACTGCCAAGAAGAGAAGGAGAAACGCTCAAATGCCATCTAATTATGACAAAGAACTTTATCAAAACGTCGGCAAAATCATGGGGATTGTCGAGGGTATGGACAAACGCCTAAACCGCATTGAGAAAAAGCAAGATGAGCTAATTAAGAAAACAACCCGCAATTCTGTTGTCTGTGCTGGTGTCTTTTCTGTAGCGACAAACTTAGTCATTAATCAGGTTAAGGCTCATTTAGGCATTCCGCTAGGTTAGGAGAGTAGCAATGGCCTACGATATCAGACGCCGCAACGAAGTTAAGAAATATTTTGTGCATAAACAAATGCCAATGACGCAGGCTGCAAAACTTGCAGGTGTTCCGGTTAATACGGCGCGCCGCTGGAAAGATTTAGCATATGAAGCCGGTGACGACTGGGAAAAGCTGCGTGCCGCGTTTGCTTTAAGCTCCGGCAGCCGTGATGATTTAATGAAAACAATCATCAACGATTATGTAATTTGCCATCAGGCTATTATGGAAAGTCTAAAATCTCCCGACAATGATATGACGGCTAAAGAAAAAGTTGAGGCTTTGACATCTTTGGCTGACGGCTTTTCAAAAACGATGAAATCAGCCGGGCAAGCAAGTCCGGAGCTTTCCAAATTGGCCGTTGCTAATGATATTATCCAGTTATTGGGAGAATTTGTTCAAAAACATTATCCGCAGCATATTCCGGCATTTCTTGAAATATTAGAGCCGTTTGGGGAAGAGGTCAGCAAAAACTATGGCAAGTAGATTTTCAAAATCAGACTTTCAAAAGTCAATCAAAGAGTATGCCGAGCAGTTTCGCGCCCAGATTGAAACGGCTAATTCCGGCTTTGACCCTTCGCCGGCAGCCGGAAGTTCCCGCCGCAAACGGGCTTTTGATGATTTTGAATATTTCGCCCGAGAGTATTTTCCGCACTATATCCGCCAAAAGGAAGACGAGAAGACCGGTTTAATGCGAGATGTTGAGCCGGCTCTTTTGCATCGTTGGTGTTATGATAACCTGCCGCGTATGGTAAAGCTAAAAACAGGAGTGTCAGTTGCCATAGCGGCACCCCGTGGTGAAGCCAAATCAACTTATTTGATGATTTTTCTGTTATATTGTGTCTGTTACAATCTCAAACACTATATCTTGTTTATTCAGGATGTTTACGAACAAGCAGCCATTATGCTTGAGAGTATTAAGGCAGAACTGGAATATAACCAACGCCTGAAGGCAGACTTCCCTGAGGTCTTTGGCAAAAGCGGCGTTTGGAAAGAAGGCGTTATCGTCACTCGTAACAATGTCAAAATCCATGCCCGCGGCGCAGGCAGCAAAATCCGCGGCTTAAAGCATGGCGCTTATCGCCCTGATATGGTTATTTTGGACGATATGGAAAACGATGAAATGGTAAAGAACCCGACCAACCGTGATAACCTCGAAAAGTGGTTGAATGCAGCAGTTGACAATGTGGGGGAAGCGGGCGCAAAAATAGATATTTTCTACATCGGAACAATTTTACACTATGATTCAGTCTTAAACCGTACCCTTAATAATGCCATGTGGCAGCATGTTATCTTCAGCGCAATTGTCTCTTGGCCTGATAATCTTGACTTATGGGACAATTTTGAAGAGATATTATCGACAGAGGGCGAGGCAAAAGCTGACGAATACTATTTTGCCAACAAAGCGGCCATGGATAAAGGGGCATCTGTGTCTTGGCCAGACAAGCGCAATTTGCTTTATTTAATGAAAAAACGGGTAAAAAATAAGGCCTCATTCGATTCGGAATATCAAAATGACCCTCTAAGCGGTGAAAACGCCACTTTTACCAAATTTACTTTTTGGAATGTCTTGGCTGAGCCCGTTGTTTATTTTGGTGCGGTTGACCCGTCTCTTGGTAAAAAAGGGCGTTCACGCGACCCCTCGGCAATTCTCATTGGCGGTTATTGCCGTTCAAGCGGCAACCTTTGGGTTGCTGAGGCAGCCATCAAAAAACGTCTACCCGATAAAATAATTAGCGACATGATATATTATCAGCAGCAATATAAATGCGTAATGTGGTTTGTGGAAACTGTCCAGTTTCAGGAGTTTTTAAGGACAGAGGCCATTAAACGCGGCAAAAAGGCCGGTGTTGTTCTGAATTGTATCGGCGTGCCGCAGAATGTAGATAAAGATTTGCGCATCGAAAGCCTTCAACCGCATGTCGAAGATGGTTCAATCCGGATCCATTCAGGATTAACCGCACTTATACAGCAAATGCGCCACTGGCCAAAGACAGACCATGATGACGGCGTGGACTGCCTTCACATACTGTATTCAAATTGTATCAAATTTGCTGCAGCAGGCGTGCGAAATTTCAAAACATTAAAAGATTATAGGCAATCATCAGCGCTTACAACCAGTTTGGGCGTGCGAAAAATTGGCCGTTTGAACGTTTATCGAGGGATTTAATATGAAAAAGTCTAAAAACAAACGCAAAAAAGAAGTGGTAAAAATCGTCAACCTTGTCAGGAACGAGCTTGCCTCATCGGCAAATTGGTACAAAAACCGGTATGTCGGCGATATCGTGCGCCCTGAAGACGATATTTTGCGCGAGCATGGCTATAATATAAAGATATACCGCAGCCTTCTTAATGACGAGCAGGTCAAGGCTTGTTATGTCAATCAACGCATCGCCGGAGTTGTTGCAACGCCGTGGGAGGTCGTTCCTGCCTCGGATACGCCGCAAGATAAGGATATTGCCGACTTTATACAAGAAAACCTTGAAGAGCTTAAATTTGGCGATATCTGTCGCAAAATGCTCTATGCCTCATGGTACGGCTATCAAGTAGGCGAAATTATGTGGCAGCCGGCAGACGGGCGAATTGTTATTGATGATATTAAGGTACGCAGAAATGAGCGCTTTGTCTTTGGCAAAGAAGGAGAGCTTTATTTGCAGGATAACTTTTTTGAAAAACAGTTAATGCCTGACCGAAAGTTTTGGGTTCTTAAAAATTCCGGAGACAATGATGACGATATTTACGGCGTTGGATTAGGGCATATCTGTTATTGGCCCGTGTATCTGAAACGAAACGGTCTCAAATTTTGGTCAGTGCTTGTTGAGAAGTTCGCCGTTCCAACCGCAGTTGGCAAATATAATCCGCAAGCGACAGATGATGAAATCCGCGCAATTTTGGAAGCTTTGGATTCGATAGCTTCAGAAACCTCAATTGCTGTGCCGGAAGGGACAGCTGTTGACCTGCTAGAAGCTTATAAGTCGTCTGGCGGGGATCATGAAAAATTCTGCTGTTATTTGGATAAAATCATTGCCAAAGCCATTCTTGGGCAGGACGGAACCAGTCAAAACGGTGCTTATGTCGGTACGGCTGAAGTACACGAAGACGTGAAAACCCTTATTTTGAAAGCAGATGCTGACTTACTGAGCGAGAGCTTTAACGAAGTTATTCAATGGCTGGTCGCTTATAACTGGCCGGATGTAGTTGCGCCAAAGCTGAAGTTCCGTTTTGAAAAGCCGGATAATTTGAAAGATGAGGCAGATATTTATCAGGCGATGAAAACAGTCGGCTATCGCCCAACCTTGCAACAAATAACCGATAAATTCGGCGGAGAGTGGGAGGTCGTTGCAGAATATCCAAACGCCCCTCTGCCGATTGCTCCTGAGTTCGCCGAAATGGCAGCCGAAGAGCCCGATGCAATAGATAGTGTTGCAGCCGAACTGTCTAACGAGTGGGAGAAGGTCATGCCCGGCATGGTCGAGCCAATCGAACAAATTTTGGAAAACAGCCATTCATACGCTGAGTTTGAAGAAAATCTGATTAAGGCATATCCTAAAATGGATGTATCAAAGTTTGCAGAATTAATTGCCCAGGCTAATTTTAAAGCCCGGTTAAACGGAGCCGTAGGGGTTAAAAAATGAGTAATGCCCAATTTGCACCGTTGCCGCCGAAGGAAGCAATAAAATTTTTCAAAAGCAAAGGTTATGCTTTTAGTTTCGATTGGCATGATGTCTGGAAAGAAGAACATGCTATTGCCTTCACGGTTGCCAAAGCCGCTAGTATTGACATCTTGCAGGATATAAGGGGAGAGCTTCAAAAATCGCTAGAACAAGGGCTTACCTTTGAAAGCTTCAAGAAAAACCTTAAGCCAATATTATGCCAAAAGGGGTGGTGGGGCAAGGCTGTGCAGACTGATCCGCTAACGGGTGAAGAAAAAGAGGTCATGCTTGGTAGTAATCGGCGTCTGGAAACTATCTGGCGAACAAATATGGATATGGCATATGCTGCGGGCAATTGGCAGCATTATGAAGATACTAAGAAAACTCACCCATATTTGAAGTATCATTGCATGAATTTGCCCACATCTCGTGCCCAGCATCGGGCATGGGACGGTATCGTTCTGCCGGTAGACGACCCTTGGTGGGATACGCATACGCCGCCAAACGGCTGGCGGTGCAAATGTTGGTTGCAGCAGGTTAGCAGAAATGCCGTAACCACAGGCAAGGTAAAAGTAAGCAAGCGCCCGGTTGATGAATTTGAGCTGTATCATAATAAAAGAACCGGAGATGTTACCCGTGTTCCCAAAGGTATTGCGCCGGGGTTTGATTATAATGTCGGCAAAGCCAGAGCGCGGGCTTATACTCCCCCACCGCTTGGCGGAGTTCCGGAAACTGTTCAAAATAGCTTAACTCAGTTGCCGCCACTTCCCAAACCGTCAAAGTTGCCGCAAAATGCCATTTTGCCGGACAATTTGGACGACAGTCAATATATATCAGCGTTTTTAAAAGAGTTTGGCGGCAGCGTGGGTAAAACCGTGTTCTTTGAAGACAAGGCCGGCGATATGATGCCGATTAATGAGGATTTGTTTCTTTCTCGCAACAAAAATGTAAAGGCTAACAAGTTTGGGCGCGGCCCGTACATGCTATTACTCGCCAACGGTCTAAAAGACCCGGATGAGATATGGCTGCAATGGGTAAGGATAAACTCCGGCCAGTGGGTACTTAAAAAAAGGTATTTCAAAATCTGGGCAGGAAAAGACGGCAGCCATTGCCTGACAATCTTTGATAAAAGTCAGGACGGCTGGGTCGGTACAACAACCTTTGTTCCTAAAGAAGGAAAAACTCAAGAAGCCAAAGACACCTATTTTAACAAATATCGTGACGGTTTGCTCCTTTATAAAAAGTAATCCCGGTGGGTAAGCC